CGTCAAGAAGGTGTACACGGAGAAGAAGGCAAAAGACCTTGCCAAACTCAAAGAAGAAGAGTTTGATGCAGCACAAGAGAAGAGCAGGTTGTTGCAAGCCAAGTACGTAGAAGGTAATCTGACAGAGCTTGAGAAACTTGACGACATGATTGAGAAGGATTATGCCATGTATGTGCAGACCGTTGAACTCATGAATGAAAAGCTGGAGAGCAAGCTAGCACCCAAACCACTGGTTGACTTCCTGAGAGTGCTGAACTCCAACATCAACACCAGCTTGAAGACCAAGGCAGAGCTACTGGGAACAGACGCCGAGGGTAGGAAGGCAAGCGTCATGGAGACGTGGATTGATATTGTTGGGAGTCTGGATTAATGATTAGCACAAGTGCAGCAAGAGCTGTACTGCAACGTTCCCAGCAAGAACCTGCATGGTGGGTAAGTAATATATTAGGTAACAGCTTATGGCATACACAACAGGAAATCCTCAATTCAGTTAAGAACAATCAAGAAACCGTTGTAGCCAGTTGCCACGGGGCAGGCAAGAGTTACACTGCAGCCAACGTGGCACTGTGGTACCTGTTCAATCACAAGCCGAGCGTGGTTATCACAACAGCACCTACAGACCGTCAGGTGAGGGGTATCCTGTGGAAGGAGATTAGGTTGGCACACGGTAGGTCAAGAATACCGTTGGGAGGTAAGCTACTGACACAGGAACTCAAGCTAGACACTAACTGGTGGGCGTGGGGCTTTACGGCACCAGAGTACGACCCAGATAGGTTCCAGGGGTTCCACGAGGTCAACATACTGGTTATCGTTGACGAGGCAGCAGGAGTGAGTGAGCAGATATATGAGGCTATAGACGGGGTTCTGACGAGTGAACACTCCAGGCTACTGATGATAGGTAACCCGACCAGTGCAGCAGGGAGGTTCGGGCAGTCATTCAAGACACCTGGGATTAGCAAGTTCACAATCAGTGCCTTCGACACACCCAACTTCACCACGTTCGGGATAACCGAGGAAGACGTGGAGAACGGTACCTGGGAGGAGAAGATTACCAGCGACCTGCCAGCACCATACCTAGTTACACCACAGTGGGTGGCTAAGAGGTTCGCCAGGTGGGGCAAGGACTCACCACTGTATCAGTCGAGGGTAATGGGCAGGTTCCCGACACAAGGCACCGACACGCTGATACCACTAGACTGGATAGACAGGGCAATCAAGGCAGACCTTAAGCCAGGTGAACCCGTGGAGCTAGGAGTAGACGTTGCCAGGTATGGACAGGATGAGAGCGTGTGGGTTCTGAGGAGAGGTTCCGTTGCCAGGATACACGAGACAAAGGCAATGGGTGACACCATGGAGACCACGGGCATATCTGTCAGGGGGAGGAAGGAGACTGGAGCCAGCAATATCAAGGTTGACGCCGACGGGCTAGGGGCAGGAGTCTACGACCGACTGAAGGAGTTAGGAGAACCTGCAACCGAGATGCGTTCAGGAATGTCAGCAAGTGACAGTGAGAGGTTCGCCAACAAGAGGGCTGAGTGGTGGTGGGGCTTGAGAGAACGCTTCGAGACAGGAGACATTGACATAGAGAATGATGAGGAACTGGTGGCACAGTTGTCCAACATCAAGTACAAGATTAACAGCCGAGGACAAATTCAGATAGAGAGCAAGGACGAGATGAGGAAGAGGGGCTTACCTTCTCCAGACAGGGCTGACGCATTGATGCTAGCCTTTGCCAAGGAGGACAGGGTGGAGCCAATAAGACTGAGAGCAAGGAGTGTGGGAAGGCGGTGATTAAGTGAGTAAACCATTTGCATACGTGACCAAGAGTGGGAAGGTAGTCAGGCAGGATATCCTAGAGCAATATGCAGTGAAAAGTTCCAGCAAGCAGGTACCTGCAGACCAGTTCAGCAGTTCCTATACCCAGGGGTTGGTGCAACCATTGTACAATCCAGAGGCACTAGCCAGGGTATTGGAGATGAACACCTACCACTACAGGGCATGTAAGACCAAGGCAAGGGACACAGCAGGGCTAGGGTGGTTGATACGTCCACTGGTGGACAATCAGAGCCAGGAGCAGTATGACAAGCTAGACAGGTTCTTCAGTGACCTGGATGACACGGTTAGTAAGATATTCGACAAGATTATGATGGACTACGAGGCAGTGGGGTACGGTTGTGCCGAGTTAACAAGGGTGAATTATGACCCAGATGGGGAGCCTGCCAACCTGGTGCATATGCCAGCACACACGGTACGAATTCATAAGGATGGCAACAGGTTCGTGCAGATACGTGGCAACAAGAGACGTTGGTTCAAGCGTGTAGGTTTCGAGTATGATGTTCACTGTGATACAGGTGAAATTAAACCACTGGGTTCAATCACACCTGAATATCGAGCTACTGAAATCATGTGGTTCGTCAACTACACACCACGTAGCGACTATTATGGATTACCTGATATTATACCAGCACTGGGAACGGTGCATGGAGACATTGCCAGACGAGACTACAATATAGCGTTCTTTGACAACTGGGGCGTACCAGCTTATGCAGTGTTCATTACAGGCAACTTTGACCCAGGTGAGTTAGATGAACAAGGCAGGAGCGAATTTGAGAGGAGTATTGAGGAACATTTTAATGAGTTAAGCAAAAACCCACACTCAACACTGATTATGTCTGTGCCTACCATGGAGGGGCAGGGAGAAGTCAATATTGAGTTCAAGCCTTTGAGTGCTGAAGTCAAAGAAGCCAGCTTTAGACTGTACAGGCAGGACAACAGGGATGAAATCCTAGCAGCACACGGTGTTCCTCCATACCGTATGGGTATAGCTGAGACAGGTTCTCTAGGAGGCAACACAGCCAAAGAGTCAACTGAAATATACAAGCGTTCCGTCATTGAACCAAGACAGGAAATGCTTGAGAGTATGATTAACAAGTATATCTTGTGGGAAGGGTTTGAGGCATTCGACTGGGAATTCAAGTTCGCAGAAATTGATACCCAGGATGAGAAGCATGACATGGATATGGCTACCGAGCTGTTTAGGAATGCAGCAATGACACCGAACCAGCTTATCCACTACTTTGGAGAGAGGTTTGGACTAGAGCCAGTAGACCACCCAGCTATGGATGCACACTACTTGAATGGAATGCCAATTACTTTGGAGGTAGACCTGGCACCTGAAGTAGAGGCAACATTGCTAAGCCTGCAGGATAGGTTATTGGAGGTGGCAGAGAAACATGCTAGCGACCAAGATGGCTTTGGAGATAGAGAAATCATTGATATACTTGCGAGCCTTAAAGCAGTTGCCAGCAAGCCAGCTAAGAGCCGAAGTTAGGTTAACCAGGCGACTGCAAGAGCTATTTGCAGAAGTTTCTGAGCGTACTATTCAGGAGCTACTGAAACGTAACCGACTACCAACAGATGACGCCACCATGAGACTGGTTATATCCCATATCCTTGGAGCTAGTGATAATTACAAGGAGACGTTGGGTGAAGAGGCATTGCAGGCAGCACAATATGGCAGGAACCGTATTATCAGGGAATTGCAACGACTTGGTGTGAGTGTGGTTTTTAGTGAATTCTCTGAGAGGGTTCAGAAGATAATTATGGAACATGTGTTCACAGCAAGCCAGCACACCATTAGCAGAGTAACAGGTAATGTAATGCAGAGCTTAGCTGACAGTTATGCTAATGGGCTTGGAATAGATGATGCAGCCGAGGAACTGCGACAGGTGTTCCAGGCTATGCAAGACTATGAATTGAGACGAGTTGCAAGAACAGAAATCAATTCGTTTCAAAATGAAGGAGCCTACCTGACCGAGCAAGAGCTTGGTGTCAGATATCACATGTGGTATACAGCACAAGATGAGAGGGTAAGAGGAAGCCACTCCAATATTCATGGTGAGATAGTGAGAGTGGGAGAACCTTTCAGCAATGGGTTGTATTACCCAGGTGATAGAAGTGGTGGGCAAGGCACAATCAAGGAGTGGATTAACTGCAGGTGCAGAACGGTACCGTTCCTGATGCCAGAAGGAAAGATGGCACCACCAGGAGCCAGCTATTTCCGAGAGAGTAATTTGATTGAGGTTAGGAGGTAACTAGGTGAGCAGAAGAGCCAACGACAGCTATGAAGTTGTTATGGAGAGATTAAGAACAAAGGTGTATAGGGGACTAGATAACCACGACTCTAGTCAAGGCGATATTACTGACTTCTACGTGATACACACGTTTGACGATGCAGTGATAGTCCGAGATGAAATTAGTGGTAAGATGTATGAGGTTCCTTATATGAGAGGTAACACAGAAGTCTACCTGGGGCAACCACGAGAAGTGGAGAACGTGTATGTGCTTAAACGTTTGGAAGAGGCAGGAATTGATGTTGTCAGCAAAGGGCTTGATGTTTGCGAACTGACAGGGCCAATTGTCATGAAGAATGCCAACAAGCGTATAGCATATGCAGCAGTTCTAGTTCCAGGTGAACCTGACAGTGACGGAGAGACTGTCACAAAGGAGAAGATTGAGCAAGCTGCACATGAGTGGATGCAGAGTTACCGTAACGTAGACCTGCAGCACACACTTAACAACGTGGCAGTGCCAGTGGAGAGTTATGTGCTACCTATGGACATGGAAGTTGATATGCAGGGTGTTAAGACCATTCTGCCAGCAGGTACATGGGTATTAGCAAGCAAGGTACTGGATGAAGCCACCTGGGATATGGTAGAGAAGGGTGAATTGACTGGGTACAGCGTTATGGGTATCAGGCGAACCACACTAGAGACAGCTAGCAAAAGTGCAGAAGTGGCACTGAAGAAAACGTTACTGAGAGACCTTGGAGAAGATTGGGTTGCTGCAGCAGTTAGCATAGTTGATGAGCCAGCAGTACCGAAGGCAAAGTTCTTTGCGTTGAAATCCAAGGAGGTTCCAGCAGAGAAGTCTAAGAGTTGGTACCAGAAGGTTAGGGAAGTTTTGTTTCCTAACAATAGTGCAGTTAAGGAGGATGTTCCAGATAATGATGAGAAGGAGGATGATTTGACTATGAAACCTGAAGACTTAAAGAACCTGATTGACGAAGCAGTCAAGTCTGCAGTTGAGCCACTTCAGGCTGAGATAGAGGCACTGAAGTCAAAAGCAGACGAGGTTGAGACCGAGGAAGTTGACAACAAAGAGGAAGAGACTAACCAAGAGGAAGAGGCATTCAAGTCCAAGGTTCTTGAGAAGCTTGANNTATTCGGTAGAAAAAGAGCATATAAGGAGGTTCGATAATCATGACTTACAGTAATGAGGAAATCTTAGCAAGACTTGACGGTGCGTTCAAGAGCATTACCGTTGTGAGCCTGGGTGACAGTGTACTGGCACCTGAGAAGTTTAACCAGTTCGTTCGTGCAATGCAGGCTAGAACTGTTATCTTACCTGAAGCACGTTTCATTGAGATGAACTCTCATGTAACTGAGATTGACAGAGTAGGGTTTACTGGCAGGGTGTTGACCGTTGGTAACACCGAGGATGGACAGAAGGTTCTGCAAGAGAACGAGTTCGTTAATCCTGTGTTCCACACAAACAAGCTGGTTGCCAAGGAGATGCAGGCAATTACAGCAATCAGAGACAGAGCATTAAGACGTAACATTGAACGTGGTGGGTTTGAGAACACCTTGGTTGACCTGTTCGGTGAGGCAGCAGGTAGAGACCTTGAGGAATGGGCAATCTTTGCAGACACTGAAGCCAGTGATGCACTACTAAGCCTAACCGACGGGTGGATTAAGAAGTCTGCCAACAAGGTTTACCCAGGTGCAGACGGGGATGATTTCCCTGAGAATGTGTTGAAGGCATTGCTTGATGCACTACCTAAAGAGTTCCTGGTGAACAGAGCTGAGTGGAGGTTCTATGTACCTTATGAAATTGAGGATGGTTACAGAGACATTCTCAAGAAGAGAGGTACTGCACTTGGTGACAGGGCACAAACCGAGGGTGGTGGCTTGATGTACAAGGGCATTCCTGTAGTTTACTGTCCTATGCTTGAGAGAGCAAGTGAGGGTATAGGCAGGGTAGCAATGCTGCAACATCCTGATAACATGGCGTGGGGTGTGTTCCATGAGGTTACTATCGAGAGAGAACGTGAAGCTAAGGCACGTAGAACAGACTTTGTTTTGACCATTGAAGCCGACTGTCACTATGAAGACGAGAACGGTGCTGTGGTTGCACTCATCGATGCTGAAACTGAAAATGGTAACGGAACTGAAAATGGTAACGGAACTGAAAATGGTGGCGGGGAATAATAGGTGGTGAGTGCCATGGCTGTCAGATTGACTGTAGAAG